GCACGTCGTGAGAAAAAACTTCGCCAGTACAACCAGTTACCTCAGCAGCCGGTCTACATTAGGGACTAGACTTCCTTGATTTCTATTCCGTAGACAGCTTCAACCAGTTTCTTTTTCAGTTTGTATATGTCTGTCCTGAATCCCTTGACATCTTCGACCACAGTCTGACCTGTCTGGGTTTCGGTGTACTGAAAGTCAGCCAGATACTTGCATATCTTTTTGTCATTCACTTTAATTTCAAACGGAACTTGAGTCGCAAGGTTGCTGATGTACCCGGCATCAGCCATCGCCCTCAGCTGTCCGTACCTTGCAGCTTCCTTCTTGCTGGCGAAGCGCTTGCCGTCCACATAAGTTGCCTTCGAGCAATATTTGCTGCGTGGCTGACCGAAGGAATTGCCGTACAGTTTCTTTCGTGCGCTCATTTCTTTCTCCTCTTCCTTTTAGTGGGCCTGTCTTTGACTGGTTCCTTGTCTGCGTAGATGATTCCATCCTCTATAAGTCCCTTGACTCGAAGGAACTCAGAGTCCATTTCTTGTCGGTTGCAAACAAAATCCACTATAGAAAAGATGCGGCCATCCTCGTCAATGGCGTTGATGGCAACGGCGTATACCTTTGGGTGTTTTTCCCCATTCCAAGCAACGCCAGTCCAACTACTGGAAAGGTATAGATCGTCCTTGTAGAACTTGTTAAGCCAGCAATAATCCCTGTCCCTGATTAATTCTTCCCAGACATTTTTGGTTATTGGTTTTAATTCTTTGTCTAAATAAATGAGGTCGGACATCCTACCTCCTTGCATAAAAAAAGGGGCCGCTTCATGCAGCCCCCAAGGTTTGCTATTACTCTGCTGGCTGCTCCTTTGGAGCCAGCGCACTCGCCAATGCGTTCTTTAGTTTGCTGGTTCCAGTTGATTTCCTTGCTGCATTTTCGGTTTTATCCGAGTTGTTTTCAAGGAGATTGTCTGGAGCCTGAGAGAAAGCCACCCCATAAAATGGCTGGTCATCCTCGTCGATGGCCACCTGAATGTCGGTGGAGAGCGGCAGCCTCTTTGCCAGTCGCTTGATCACCGTCTTCTTGGCCATCTCTGCAAACGCTGTCGCCCATGGGCTTGATGCTCCTGCCTTGGAGTATTTGTCCCTGTGCTCCATGATCTGTTGGACAGTCATGTACTCGATGTCGGTTGCCCCACCACGCAGGAAGGCGCTGGAGTACACGCCGATGATTTCTCCAGCTTCGCCATGCAAGCAGGGCTTGTGCTTGAACGGAGGGTTCTGGCTGTAGTCGATGGAGAACTCGTCATTCGCATATACTATGCGAGCGTCAAACCGCACGATCTTGTCGCTGCGATGTGCGAGTTCCATCAGCCCACGATATCCCAGCTGGAAGTTGGCAGTCGGGACACCCTTGTTTATGTAGGGGATAAGATAGGCGTGGCCCATGGCGCCAGTCAGTTCCAGTCCAAGCTCCGTTGCCTTCACAATACCTGCCAATATGCTAGCCTGACTGCAATCCAAGAGTGCCGGTGTGCTCTGCACCAAAGTCATGGTGGTTCGGATCACCTTGTCCACCTTTAGTCCGGCGGTGCAAGCCATGCCGATCTGATCCTTGACTCTGCTGTCAGTAAGAAAGTTACGCAACTTTCCTGCCTTCTCGTGAACGCTAACCATTCCTGTTTCTGAACTCATGTTACTTTTCCTCTGTCTTGATTGTGGTTTTGTAATAACTACCCGCTTTAGAAACGCTTTCCTTTCTTTCGACCAGCCTCCTTTCAATCGTCCCACCTGATGGGAATCTGCCTACCTGTGCGTCTCCCATGAGCAGCAGCAGTTCGGCCAACGCCTGTTCTTTCTTGGTAGCTGCCTCGGCTTCTTCCTTCTTGGCAGTCTCATACACATACAAGTGTTCCAGCGAACTCACCGGAAGGTCTACAGACACACCCTTCTTGGCTTCAAATCTTTTGATGATCTCCCTGCCAGCTGCACTGTTGGCATCAGGTGCGGGTGGACGCTTCTCTGTCACACGCTTCCAGAAGTCATCAGCAATTTTAAACAGGGATTCAACAATCGACTCATCGTAATCTACTTTGTAGATACGGAAGTCTGATGTATCAATCAGCACTGGAACATACGCCTTCTTGTATCCGGATATACCCATCTGGTAATGCACCTGAGTCAGGTAATAGACTGGTATCTGGTCGGTCATAGGCTCGCCCCATTTACCACTCGACCTACCGCTGCTGGTTTTGATTTCAACAACCACGTCTTCTCCATCCGGCATGGTTGCAATCCTGTCCAGCGATGCCATGATGTGTGGCCTGTCTTGCAAGCTCATGATCTCAAGCTCAGGTTTCCTGACTTTTGAGTTGGTCACCCTGCCAAACTCGTCGGCAACGATTGGCTCAAGGATGTGACCCCAGTGGGTGGATCGGTTGGAGAACTCCCTTACTTCAGGGTCGGTCTTGTCCATGTAGACATCCCATGCTGTCTTCCATGGGTTCACTCCGGCGACTGCGGATATGTCGCTCCCTCCAATGCCAAGCTTTCTTTTCTTAAGCCACTCAATCCTCTGCGAGTCAGTCATGCTTACTCCTTTCAATGAGAACAAAACTGTCCGTGTCAATCAGTACGCAAGGCTCGATGTCCTGCAAGTCTCCCCTGTCTAACCGGCCTCCTACACTAATCTTGTTCTTGATAAAATCAAGGTCAGATGTAAACGATTTGTAGTAGGTGCCGTCTTGTAGTTTCACTACCAGTATGAATGGCAGCATCGTGATCTGGTGCAACGCTCGTGCGGATGTCAGCTTGTGCAGTGATAGAAGGTATCCGCCAAGCTTCTTGATTGCATCCAGAGTGTACTTCCTCTCCTTGATTTCAACCCACGCCACAGGATGTCCGTCCCTCAACGCCATGTAGTCTAGGCTGTACATCCTAGGCGTTGATATCATCGTGCACTTGAAGTGCTCTTCGATTTCCTTGGCCGTCCGGGCTTGCGCTTGACGATTGCTTTCGGTTTCGTAGATTGGTCGATGCATTTCCCCTCCGTGAGTTCATCGTACAAAGTCAGATAACCTATCATGTCCATGATGTTATCTCCCCTATGCCTTTCCGCCTCTCGTGCCATCTTGATGGCAACCATGCACATGACAACCTCGTGTGGCTTGACATCCCTGTCAAGTATCACCGACCAAAGCGTTGCTGCCCTGCCATAGTTCTCGTCGGGTGTGCCGTAGTATGCACCCCTGTTGCTCAAAGTTTTCTTAACTTTCTCCAGCAAATCAACTTTATTCACTTGGGTATTCCTCTCCAAAAAATTTATGTAACTCAGAGTCAACCATGAGCATGGCGCAAACTTGGCCAAGCTGATAGTCCGTAGTGCTTTCCGGTTTCTCCTTGTCCAGTGTGCTGTCTATGGTCTGCGCCACCAAGCGCAGTATTCTTTTGACATTTACCAGCGTTTTGTTTTTCGCATCGTCCATGATTTCACCAGAAGCTTTCTCTATAGTCGGCATCGTATCCATCTATTGATGCCTTATACTCGTGCGGTTCGTAGTTCTTGTCGCCGAGAGTTGGCTCAGGATTAATAGCTACGGCTATCTTTGCTGACTCAAGCAGATCGTTCTGCTTGGCTGCAATGGAAACCTCAAAGGCGATTGCCTGCTTCGGCAGAAGAAACACCTTGCATATTTCAATCGCCTCGTGATTAATCTCAGGACTTGTTTTGAACTTGTTGTACCGCTCCATCACCTTCAGGAATGTTAGTTCTGTTGGCGTTGTTTCCTTCGCTCGTCTTTTCCTTGGCTCCATCAACCACCTCCGTGTCGTTAATTACAGCTGTCCGTTGCAGTTCGTTCTTGATGTACGCACGCACCGTCTTGGCTCTCCAGTTTCCGAACTTGGTCAGGTAATCCTCTGCTCCTGCACCAAACAATCTTCCGCTGCGGTGTCGCTTGACTATCTCAGGCATCCTGATTTTTGCAGCTACCAACTCCAGCATTGTCATGCGTATGCTCTTGTTCATGCGCTCGCTGAATCGCACTGCCTTGTTGCGTGCCGAGTTTATGCCAGCATGAAGAGCGACTGATGTGCGCTTCGGCTTCTCCCAGTCGGCGGACTCTCTTGCTGCTGCAACCTTGGCAACGTTAATTGCTGCAAGCGATGACATCTCAGGGTAAGTAGCCTTGATCTCCATGTACTTTTTCCTGAACAATTCCTTTTTCCGCTGCCTGAACT